ATTTCCAGTTCCTCCTCTTTTATTTGCCGGTCTGCCCCGGCTGGCTCGCCACTCGGTAGGTGACACCCCGGCAGCTCTCCGCCCGCCGGTGCTGACAAGCTCTGCGTCCCCGCAGGGCGATTTTAGGGGGCGGCAGGTAACGATCCCGCCCTTGTCCATGGCCCCCGCGTCGGCGCGGTCCGCTACCCGCGCCGGGCTGCTATCGGGCGTTTGCCGTGTTATTCGTCATCATCGTCCGCGTCATCATCGTTCTCTTCCATCTTCCACGCGACGATCTGCATCGGAGCAAGGCCGACTTTGACGTTGAACCCGCATTCCCGTATCCATGAGCAAAGGTCAACATCGGAATACTGGTCCAAAAAGAGGACCCCGCCGTCCAAAAGAACGCGCACTGGCTGGCAGTCACGAGGCCACGTTACACGGTCGTCCGGGTCGAACAGCGTCCAGCCGTCCCTTTCAAGCTGGGATTTCTCTTGTTCTGGCTTGTCGATTACGAGCAGTTTTTTGATGGTTTCCACGTCGCGCCTATCGATCAGCGCCCGCAGCGTCGCCTCCGAACAATCGATGTGACCGTACTTGCGGTAATCTGCCCGCATGGTCTGTCTGCGTTTATCCCCCGTGCGGTCCCTGCCCGATTCGACAAAAAAGCAATCTCCGCGTTCAAGCGTTTCCATGGGTATGACAACGTCTTTGTGTTTGTCCCACTTGTATACGTCGCCAAAATGAAATTCAGACATGATGATCCTCCTTCTACCTTTCGGCCCGTCCGGTCTGGTACGAAATCAATCTTTCCGGGCTGATGTGATAGGTAAAACGCTCGTTCGTCATTTGTATCGCAATTCCAATTGGCAACTTGCCGTCCCGCAATCCAAAGCGGATAAACATTGGGCTTACGCCCATGTACTCGGCGGCGATCTGTACGGGGACGTTTTTGTAGCCCCGTATCGTCTGTACGAAGTCAATCACGCTGTCATCCACACGCCGGTTCATAAACTACCTCCTGTTTATGTATTTGGTGGCCTCCTCACGCAGTTTTGGTGGTGTCGGGGGAAGCAAATAGTCTTAGTAAGTTAATAATATACCGGCGTTATTATCTTGTCAATACCTTTTGCGTAAGATTTTTTATTATTTTTATTGCAATTGTTTTTTATTATTGATATAATGACAAAAAGGAGAATTAACAAAATGATTTTGAACGAACGCATAAAAGAACGCAGGATGCAACTTGGAATGACTTTGCTTGATGTAGCTAATGAACTGGGAGTAAAAGAGGCCACAGCGCAAAGATATGAAAGCGGTAAGATAAAAAACATTAAGCACGAAACGATATTAAGGCTTTCGGATGTTCTACATTGCTCTCCTGCCTATTTAATGGGATGGGAAGCCCATGAAGAAATGACAAAGAAGAACGATGAGCAAAAACTAATCGACGATTACCGGTCTATAAGCTCCCAAGGCAGGGAGTACATAAGACAACAAATGGTTGTGGCGAAAAAAGTATTTGAAAAAGATTCTGCTGTTCCCAACGTGGAAGTGTCGAAAATGATCTATTAATGTCGTATAATGACGTTTATAAGCAGGAGGAATAAGATATGAACCGTTGCAAATACTGTTATGCGGACATACCGGATAATGCTAAATTCTGCGATAAATGCGGAAGGAAGCAGGACGTTAATGGTGTTTTGAATAATGGGTTTATAGAAACGAAAGAACAAACAAAGCGCAGGAAGCATAACAATAAAATAGGATGTTTAATTACCATTTCGGTTCTTGCTTTTGCTTTCATATTTGGCATGATTGTAAATGCAAATGTCGGATCGGACGATGCGCAATTAAGCGCATCCGTATCAAAGACAAGCAAAGAGACAAAGAAACCAGCGGTATCTAAAACGCCTAAAGTTACATATAATTCAATCGCAACCCCTGCGCCAAGTCCGTCACCCGCGTCCATTCCTTTGATTGAAATAACTAGTGCCGAATTTGGGGAGGATTATTGGGGAACTGTTGGAATCCATGTAAACATTAAAAATAACTCAGATTCTATCATCGATGCGGTAAAAATGTATATAAAAGCGGAAAATCGTTTTGGTGAAAGCATTGTTTATGGCGGTTCAATATGGAACACTATATTGGGCGAAGATACGGCAATCTATACATACCAAGAACAAATAGGCCCAGGAATGGACACGGGTGAATCAATAGCTTTGTCTTTGGACGGATTCAATGGGGTAAAAATTGTTTATCTTGCTATCGCGCAGTATCATTTTAAAAATGGAGAAACCATTGAGATATTAGAAGAAGACTGGGAATGGATAAGGTTTGAAGACGAGTAATAATTTTTAGTTGCTGAAATTAAAGGAGTGTGCTTAATGTGAAAAACCCGAACGGATACGGAAGTGTCTACAAACTGTCCGGCAAGCGGCGTCGCCCATACGTCGTTTCTATTACGGTTGGAGGCGACGGAAACGGGAACATGAAAAGAAAGATTTTGGGGACATATGCGGATCAGGCAACGGCAAAGGCGGCGCTAGCCGAGTACAACGAAAACAAAATGGACTACCGTAAAATAAAGATAAAACTATGCGATCTTTATGACGAATGGAAGGTTACGCGGTATGACGAGGAGGGCGCGGTTAATCCGATAAGCAAGTCTACGGCGGACAACTACAAAGCTGCGTGGAAATACATGAAACCATTGTACCAGATGGAAGTGCGGGAGATAAAAACACTTCACATGCAAAAGATTATTAACGACGCCTCCGCAGACAAGAGCCATTCAACGTTGCATAAAATACGCGTACTGTTCGGGTTGCTCATGAAACATGCGATGCAAAATGATATCGTGAGAAAAAACTATGCCGAGTATTTGAAGTTGCCCGCGCACGGACCATCCAATAAGGATCGTTTTAACGATATGGAGATTGCCGCCATTGAAAGGGCCGCCGCCAGCGGCGTTCCGTTTGCCGATTGTGTTTTGATGATGTGTTATACCGGGTTTCGAATATCTGAGTTTTTGAGTCTTACGCGATTTTCGTACAACCCAGAGGAGAACACGTTGACTGGTGGAATCAAAACAGATGCGGGAAAGGACCGAGTTGTGCCGGTTCATCCAAAAATAAAATATTATTTGGAAAAACGGCTTGCTCAAAACGGGGAACGTATTATTTGCAAAGAGGACGGGACGGGATATTCGACCGGATACTTTAGGACGGATTGTTATGGGTCGTGCTTGCGAATGATCGGTGTTCGGAACCTTCTCCCCCACGAATGCCGCCATACTTTTTCGTCCATGCTGGATAACACCAGCGCAAGCGACAAGACAAAGGCGTCACTTGCCGGACACAGGGACCACAAGATGGACCGCGACGTTTATATTCACAAGACCGTACCGGAATTAAGGGAGGCCATTAATCAAATGAAATAATTTGTTAGCAATGCGTTAGCAACACATATAAAAAATCGTAAAAACAAAGATAACGACTTTAAAATGGAACCGAATGGAAGTGCTGAAAACTGCGTAAACATCACGTTTTTAAGAATCTTTTATTGGTACTTATTGGGAAAACGATGACTTTTAATCAAGGTGTCCCGCGTTCGAGTCGCGGATGGGTCACCAAAAAGCCCGTACTTGCGGGCTTTTTTAATACACGCATATACGCAATGCGAAAAAACGTTAGCAATTTGTAAGCAACCAAGATAAAAAAAGATTATAAAACATAAAAAAGCCGGGGCTATTACAGCCCCGGCAACGAAAAAGGAGGATGGAGAACAGGAGAAGCTATCTGTAAATTAAACTAAATTATAACAACGCCAGCTTGCAATCCCAAACCGGCTAGCTTTTCCGCCTCGGCCATGGCATATGCCAGCGTATTATATCGTCCGGTCCGCAAATGGTACACGCCGTCGCTGTTTTTCCACCAGTAAGCCGACGTATATCCGGCTTCCTTGACTTTGATCCATTCATCCGCGCCGTTGTCGCGGCTCAAATAAGCCCCGGCATGTACGATATAGCTGTTGGTTTCGGTTTCGTCCACGTCAATCGCTCCCTCCGATATTGTTTCCGTGATGGTTCCGGGCATGGACAGCTCGCAGATTTCCCGATATCGCTTTACGATAAGTTGCCGGTATTTGTCCTCGTCGGATGCGTAATCGATATGATACCCGTGCTCCACGATCATCGGGTATGGAATGCCCTGGACGTTGCACTGGTTGATGAAGGAATACCAGTCGTGACCGCCGCCCGTACCGTTTTTTGTGCGAAGCTGAAACGTCATACCCATGGCTTCGGCCAGCGGCTTGAAAAGCTGCGTTGCCATATCTTTCTGCGCGTCGGTGTCGTGGACGGGGTTGTGCATCGCCACGATGACCACAAACACGCCGCCGTTTGGTTTCCCTGCGCTGTTTGTACTCCAGTTGGTGTGCAGCTCGACGGCAAGGTCTGCCCCCGCCGCTTTGGCCCGCAAGGCCCGTTCTTTCCACGATAAATCCGTTGCCTCTGTGCGCAGGTTCTGAATGCCCGTGGCGTTCGATATCGCGTCGGCCAGCTTGTGCATGGCCGTACCCTCCCGGTAGGCTCGGAGCGCGGCGGTCGCGGCGAACTCGGAGGGGATGGCGTTCTCGCCGTCCCCGTGTCCGCCCAGCACCGCGATTTTGGATAGTCCGTACAGCATAACGTCCTCCTTACAGATTGCCGGGGTCCGCCGGGTTGTTGATGATCCCGAATGCCACCAGCGCGGCCGTCAGCAGCGTGACGAACGTGTCCCATCCGGGGATCTCGAACCCGATCCACTCCTTGACCACGAAGTAGACGAGCGCCAGTGTGGCCGCCCACACCACGGGGGACTTGAGGCGTTCCAGTATGGTTTTTCTCATGACGATCACTCCTTTCAATTATCCTTACCGGCCCGCGCAAGGCAGGCTAGTATGAACCCAATAAAAACGCCGCCATTAACGGCGGCCAACAGCCACGCCCAGTGAATCATTTAAATTCCTCCCGTATTTCCTGAATCCGGTAGTGTATGGATTCAACGTCCTTTTCCAATGCGGCTACTCGCTCCACAATGCCGTTGTGTTTATCCATCTTTTTTTCAAGATAGGCAAGCTTCGTCAGCACCACCCCTGCAAAGCTCCCAATTGACACCGCATACACCACCATCTGAATCCAGAATTCCGTTGTCATCCTTGTCGCCCTCCGTCGTCTAAATTAAGCCGTCCGCTCCCACATGTAGACCACTATATATGGTTGTAGGTTGTTATGAGCGCCGCCGCCGCCGCGATTGCCTATGTGGTTTTCGCTCTCGTCGTAGTTATCATACGTCAAATCCCGATCAGCCAGATAATCCGCGCCGCCTGTGCGGGTATATCCCCACGCCCATGACTTCAGTCTGTGGTTGTGCGAAGGCATTTCGTCCGTCGTCAGCGTGTGCGTTTTCGCGCCGCCCGTTTCTTCTGCCGTGTCAAAATCCGCATCTTCGGAATCAAGGCCGACCAGTACCTTGCCCGCGCCGAACGCCGCCCATGTGCCGCCGAACAGTGTACCGGGATTTGTGGACGATACGGAAATGTAGATGGAGCCGATGGGGTATACTTTAAGCAAAACAGATTCTTCGCCAATAGAAACCCCGTTTTGAGCGGCAATCCATCCTTTCTCAACCGCCGCCTCAAAGTCATCTCCTACAACAAGCGCCTTTACGGATACCCCTTGATCTGCTTCGTTGCCCGTAGCGCCAGAGTCTTCCCATATTAAAATAGCCGGTGTATATTCCTGGATGCCCCCCGTTACACTATAGGTGCTACTCGTAAGATCAGATAATGCCGTACCGCCCGGAGCGTCATTCGTGACGCGCAAATCAAGCGTATAGTCTTCGTTTTCATCAAGGCCGGTTATGTCAAAACTGTTTGTAAGACCGGACCACGAACCAAAACTTGCCTCCGTCCATGATCCGCCGTCTAGCCGATACTCAACGTTTGTAATTTGCGAATCGCTTTGCGTCCCGCCATAACCAGTATCGGTGACGGTAATATTTACGGTTACTTGCGAAGTAGTTCTGTCAGATAAATTTCCTGTAATTGAGGGCACTCTAAATCGGCGAACCGTAAACGCGACGTTGGAACACGCCGCACCTGTTTGGCTTTCCGCATCGACAACATATGCGTTTACGTATGTAGATAAATCAGACGTCCCAGAACATAGTTCCCCGACATTATACGGAACGCTTTCCGTTGCGGACGTGCAAGGTTCCGTTGAATTCGCAAGCGCCGTCCCTGTTGACAACCGGACATAATAAGTCAGGTTCATAGTCGAACCAGCTGAATTATGCGTATTATACGTCACAGGACGGCCCACGGTAAAGGTAATGGCTTCGCCCTCATATACATCGCTATCGCTCGGCGTCAGGCTTGCAGGGGCCGTGGGCGTCAAGCGATAGTCGACCGTAAACGTCCCGGATTCTACCCAGCTTGAATAATATGGGGAGCCGCCATAATCCGGCGTCTTTGTCCGGACGCGGAACTTAAAAATCGCGTTATAATAATATTGAAGTGTCTGGAGGCTTAGATAGGTTTTCAGGCTCAACGTATATGTCGATGATCCCTGCGAACTAGTAAACGTCGATCCGTAGTTTGCCCCATTATCAACCGACAATTGCATCTCGTAATAAAGTTGCCCTGTCGCGAATATGTTATCCGTCGCGTCGGACCAATCAAAAACATATGCGTCCGCCGTGATGGTTCCGGGCGTGACCGGCGTCGGGGAAGTCGGTGACGGCTCGTTTGGCTCGTGAGTGATCGTAATGTACGGTTTATATGTGCCGTCATCATAACCAGCAAATGTCATATAGGCATTGGTTGGGCCATACCAGTGTTGCCCGTCGGAACTGCGTCCATTGATGCCATCGCCATAAACGTGATCCGCGTCGCCTTGCGTGACATTAGTATCGTCACCGTCGATTAAAATTAAGCCGTCCACCTCGTCCGTGTCCAGCATGGTTCGAAACGTGGCTGCGTTGAACGAAACCGCAATGGTGCTGTTTCTCGAGATCGCACTTCCGTATGTAGCATATCCAGCGGTTACATAATCTTTATGAACACCATACGTATTTCCTATGGCGGTTGATCCTTTACCGGAAGCGGCAAGGGTAAGCCCATAAACATACAGATTGTTGCTGCCGCCCATTACGTCGCCGGACGGGTTATATCCTCCCGAATCGTTTCGGCGCAATGTCAAGGTCACGGCCGTAATGGTTTGGTCTGCCATTGCGGACCGGACGGCGTCCATATCAAACCAGACTAGACCATATTGATTTCCATAGTTTCCGAATACAAAAATATCTTCGCCATAATCGTAATATCCGTAATATCTTCCGGTATTCAGCGAATTACCCGACCGCCACCCATACGAATAAGTGGTTGTTTGGGAACCGCCCTGGGGCTGAATAACGTTACCGTGGCCATTATGCCAGCGCCCCGAATTGGTCGCATAGTAAGTAGACGTAGCCATTTATATCCTCCTACGCGACGAATACGCCCACGCCAGAGCGGGTTCCGATGGTATATTTCACGAATCGGGTAGTTGAAGAAAAGAAAAGTCCTTCCTTTGTAACAGATAATTGTAGCGTGTTGCTATCGTCGTACACGTATAAATACGGATCACCGTTGGAATCTTCGCCCATGTCGATCCGTTGTGCGCCCTCGATCCCGGCCGTCAGGTCTGTAAACGTTCCTTCTGCCGCGACAACCTTGTTCGCGGTCAAAACCCCGTCCATAGTTGCGGCAATGGTATATGTGCGTTCCGCATTGTCCGCCCCGACGCAGTTATTCGAATATCCCCAGCCGTTAATATTGAACCGCCACATTTTTGTGGCCGTATCTGGGTCAATGCTGTCCATGATGAGAATTTCGTTGTTCTCGCCGTTTTCGCGTATAAGCACGTTCCCTTTGATTGCGCTATTCAATAAAAGAGCCGCTTGACTTGCGGCCTGCGCGTATGTGCTTGCCGAATTAGCGGTAGCTGTTATTTTAGATAGGGCTTTTTTAATTTGTGAATGTTGATATTCGGATCGCAACGGGGCGCTTTTACCAACCGATTGAATGTTGTGCTTACCCCTGAACTTCCACGTCGAATGGGTGATGAAAGCCAGCGGATCACCACTTAACGCACTTGTATCGTCCAGCGTAATATAGTCCCCGCACTGGAGCGACGGATCGCCAAAGCAATCAAAGTTCACTGGCGCATAAATCGTTCGTGTAATTTCAGCGAGAATGTTATCTAGAGCATCCTGAACATCCCCTGCGTCTGCCTCCGCAAGCAACGGGTTTTCGTCAAGCGTCAGCGTCATGCCGTCCGTCCCGGAGGTATATTCGGTTCCGCCAACATCCATTATAACTTTTGTTATCTGTACCTCTGTGTCCGAAACCGTTGAGGGAGAATATCGTTCGCCTTTTGAAAACGTCCGTATTGACATCAATTCTGGGCTCGTTAGCTCGGCGGATGTAAAGCAATTAACGCCTTGCGCGGCAAGATAATAATCAACATAACCGTCCATCACGGTGGCGGTCGGTTCACTTCCCGCGCCAAAAATCGCGGTCAAATCAAGCGCAATCACATTATCCATAATCATGACTTTGTCGGTCGCAACCTCCGCGCTTGCATATACATTGCGAATAGCAAATTTGAAATCACCCGTGCTGTCTTCCGGGGGAGTTGTGGCAACGGACATTGTATATTCGGTATCTTGCGCTGGGGTAGTTATGGTTTTTACAACTGTCGCCGTCTCCGCCGTGCTGCCGTCGTAATACATGTCAAACTTCGTGCAAACCGCGTCCGTCACGCGCACTTTGGCCCGGACGTAATAAATATGGGACACGTCCACCGTATCCAGGTCTTGCCGATATACATAACCGCATACTGCGGTTCCGTCTGCGGTCACGTGAAGCTCCCCGTCGCTAACCGAAAGTGAAGCCGCGATTGGGGTCCAGCCGGTCGTCCCGTCCGAAAAGTCCGAGTTCGGGCAAAGGTTTGTTACCGTAGTCGGGTTTATAAGCCGCACCAATTCCAATTCTCCGGCCTTGTCCATCCTCGCGAAACATCCCAAAAGTTGACATACCCACATCAATAAATCGCGGCAAGTTTCAACCTCGCTGCCGGTCGGGAGCGAAACGGATAAATCGTAATTCGGGAATACTGCAAAGTCGGCCTCGATCATGCCAAGCGTCACGCCAGCCGTTGTGCAGCAGGACGAAACAATGTCATACGCAACGCCGGTGGTCGTGGTTGTGCCAAGCGCAACGTCAAATAGTATCATCCCGTCCAAGGCGGTGATTGCAACATTGTTCGTCTTTCGCTCAATTTCGGTTACATAAAAATAACCAAGCGGCACGTATTCCCAAATCGGCGTTTCATCTTCTTCTTCACCGGTTATTATGCCGTAATTAAGAAACACCCGCGCCCCGGCCAAGGAATACGGATCGGATATCGGGATGACTAATGTCATTTCGAGTTGTGAGGCATAAACATTACCAACTTCAATATCTTCGCTGGATACGCATTGTTCGGACAAGCAAAGCGAACCGGATAATATGTCTTCCGCCCCGATTGTGATAACCGTATCGTCAATCAGCGTGATCGTGCCGGTAACTGTTTGGCCCTCCTTGACGGAGGCCGCTATTGCGGTTTTGTAGTCATCTGATACCGGATACATGGCGGCCTCCTAATACTCAATCAATGCGCACGTAAAATCCCAATAACTTTCACCGGCTTCGGATTTGTAAAGCGAAAGGGTTGTTTTTTTATCTCCTGAATACATGGTTGCGGTCGTGTCCGTGCTTTCGGTCGGATCGTAAAACACAACCGAAAAAGAAACCGGGCCGATTGCGTCGGTTATTGCCTTAACCTGTGCTTTTGTCAACCCGATCCACGTCGCATCAATACGGTAAACTTTTGCTCGAATCCTATCCCGTTGAAGTATTCCGTCTTCGGCCCGGTTTGTGTTTTCACTATCAAGCTCGTTCGGCGTTACGTTGTATTCGGAGGGGTTTTGTATTTCGACGGTGTCAATTGTCAACATTGCCATTTTTACAAACCCCTCCCATTACTGCGGGTTGATCGTCTGTCGTTGCCCCGAACGGTATACGAATCCCATTTTTCGGTTCCCACATATACCGTCACGTCGCCGCCTCCGGCACCAGCAGCGGCGAGTTGCGAACTGCGATTGCTCATAACGCCTGCCATCTTGTAAACAAGGTCATCCATCCATTCGGTATTGTTTTCAAGAGGCAAAACCGCCTCGCGCCCGCGTTCGCCGATCACGCCAAGCGTAGGCCTGTCAAAAATTCCGCCGGTTGCGTGAAACATGCTTTCATGCAACGTCGCCGCTTTTTGGGTGCTGCTTCCGGTTTTTGCCGCGCCAATATAAACCGTTTCGGCAGTCGAGAACGACACTTCTTGAATTTTGGAAATGTTTGTGTTGAAGGTTTTGTTTATTTTTGTAATAATGCCGTTCACAACTGATATTGCGTCGTTCAGAACGTTTTCCACCCAAGACAAAACGGAGGTAACGGCAACGTGAAACGCGCTGTTTACCGATTCGGATACTCCGTCCATAAATTCGCGCAGTCCAGGAATTGTGTCTATCAAATTGTCTATCAGTTGACCGACAAGCCGCAACGGGCCCATACCCAATCTAAAAAAGTCATACATTGCGGTTTGCCAATCGCCGTCAATCAATGATTTCACGCTAGACACAAAAAGGTTGAACTGATCAAGCGGATGCGTAATAAACGTTACAATGTTTCTTGCCATTGATCCGAACAATCCGCTTACAAACGATGTTCCGCCACTTCCACTAAGTGCAGTGCTTACGCTATCCCATGCTTTTTGCAACCCGCCAAATATCCACATAATATTACCACAGGTTGTAGATATGGTTGTTTCAAGATCGGTCCAAGCGGCCCGAACACCTTCGTTGCTGGAAAGATTGTCCCAAAAATCTTGAATCTTAATCTTTAAAACGTTATTCCAAAAGTTTGCGATTTTTTGCGCTGCGTAGTGTGCGGCTTCGCCAATGTTCCTTAAAAACCCGGCCAATTTTATTATTGATTCCGGTATTTCCTCCTGATCTCCATATACCGCACTAATTCCGCTTGAACCGCCGCCTGTTGAGTTTTGAGACAACTTATTAATTGCGTCAAACGCGGCAAGATCACCTTTTGCTTTTTTTGCGGCAGAACCCACTCCGCTAATTGCGTTTGCTTGTTCTTTTGCCGCATCGACCGCCGCGCTCCAGCTGGTCCCGGATAAGGCGACAAAAAACATGGCGAGATATGTAGTTGCTTTTACAAGCCATCCCGCTAATATTTGCAATGCCGGGACCATGCTTTGGAATATTGCTTGCCACGCAACGGACAGGTTGCCCTTTATTTTTCCAAGGCCATCGGCAAGGTCTTTGTTGGCCGTTACGGATTCCATAAACGCCCGCGCAAGCTTGCGGAGCAACCGGTAAAGCGAAGCCGCGCCGATAGCTACTTTAGCGAACATCAGCATGGACCGCCCCAACCCGTGTTGCATTTTTTTCCACGCCTCGGCGCTGTTTTTTGCCGCAATCGTGCTTACCCTTGCCGCGTTTTCTGCGGCTTTTGTTTGCTCAACCTGTTCGTTAAAATAGTTTTGCGATTCGGACGCTTTTTGCAACGCGGCGCTGTATTTTTCAATTTGCGCTTGCATGTTTTTATACGTTTCCGCCGCGCCGCCGGTACTCCTAAGCCGCTCTACCGAACTAAGCATTTCTTCAATATTTTGATCCAGATATTGATTTGCCGCATCGCTGCCCGGACGCATTCCAAGGACCGGAAGATAAGATTGCAGTTCGGCCAGTTTAGACTTAATCATTGCGTCCGCTTCGCCGGAATCGCGGCTAAACGGCGCTACTGCCTTACCGGACGAAAGCATAGTATCCATTCGCTCTCGCGTTCTTTGCAATGCCTTTTCCATGGAAAGCATTTCCCGCGTCGCGACGTTCCGCAGTTTAATCCATTCGCCGGATGTGCGCTTTAAAGACGAGTCAACATGGTCTAGCGATGATACAACGGCGCTTGCCATATTGGGAGCGTTCATTTTTTCCGCCATGCCCTGAACGCTTTCCATCCCGGTGCTTTTTGATATTGTTTTATCTATGGAATTACTTATAGAGGACGTAGCCGTTTTCGTTGCAGATACGGCTTTATCCCAGACATTTTTAATAAATAATCCGATTTTGGAAAAAACATTTTTAGAAAAAGTACTTATTTTTTCAAAAGCCGGTTTTAGCGTTTCAAGTCCCCTGCTCACAATGCCGCCGATTGTTGACGGAAACTCCGTGGCGTAATATTCCTTTTCCCGGTTCAAATCCATTTGGTATCCGCTTTGGGGAACGCCGCGCACAAACCCCATTGACGTTTTGGCTATTCCCTCAATCGTATAAGGCGAATTTTTTTTCAATAGTTCCGCTTGCCAATCAATTGACTTATACGTTCTTTCTGCCGCTATCGCCGCTTTTTCTTGTGTAGCCTGAACGGCTTCCCCAAGTTCCGTAACCATGGCGGTTGTTTTTTTCATATTGCTCGTGTCAATTATTTTTTCAACACTAACGGCGGGTTTTGCGGCAATGTCCTTAACGTCCGATATGGCTTTCCCAAGGTCCTGTATGGACCCTGCGGGTTTTGCCATTGCGCGTTCAAGACTTGAGACGGCCCTTTCAAGGCTTGAAAGTGCGCCGACAAGCTTTGTAATCGCGTTATCGGCTTTTCCGGCTCCACCTTCCACGTCGGAAGCATCTAAGCCCATTTCAATCATTAATCTAGCGATGGTAGACATCGGCCACACCCCTATCGGTTATTTCGTTTGGCTCTTGCGCTGGCATTTGATGCGGCACGTTCAGTTTTTGTCTTTTCTTCCTTTAGTTGATAGTAAGCCGCCCATTCCGTTATTTCTTCGGATTTCATTTCCCGCAACATTAAACTAACGCTGGCGTAGCCCAATTGCTCCGCCAGCGCATAGTAAAAATAACGTTCTGGGCGCTCTGTCAGTTTTTTACCATTTCCTCAACGTCGTTGCTTGTCAGGCCGGAAAGACGCTGTGCTACAGTAAAGACTCGGTCAAGCGCCTGTGCGGATTTCTTGCCAATCATTTCAATATCAGCATCGTTAAAAATGGGGGTTTTTTCGTCCGTCGGATCGACAACAGATTTTTGAACAAGTTTGGCCCGTATGTTATCAAATTTAAAAGCGGGGGATTTCCCGTTATTTTGGGACATAATGCTTGACTCGAATTTGTCCCGCTCCGTTCCCGTCAATCCGCGAACCAGCACTTCCCCGCCCCATTCCGGCACAAAAACAATTTCGGTTTTCAGGTCTTCCACGTTCAGAATATAATCCCTTGAAAGAAAAGCCATATTATCCTCCTAATTTTAGCCATTCGTCGTGAGATACCCAGCTTACGGGTTCATTTTGTGGGTCGGCAACCGCCGCCTTTAGTTCATCTGAGTCAAGTAAAGCCCAAACACGGTTAGGCTCGCTTGTGCTTGTGTCTTTGTCTTCAATTACGATTGGATTACCCGCTTGCAACGCGTCGAGATAGGTTGTGTCCGTTAAATCCAGCTGCGTTAATGTGCCGCTTGCGCTTTTTAGCCCGGCCAGCCGTTTTTTTGTGTCATCCCCAAAATCATTTATTTCGTAAAGCTCGCATTCGGTTTTACGGTTTGCCTCATTCGCGTATGCGGCGGTAGACATGGGTAAATAACTGCCGGAAACTTTAATCGTGCGAGAGACGGCGTCGGCGTATGTTACCTTGCCGTTTAGCCTGTTCAGCGAATACGCGCTTGCGGCTTCGGTTGGATATTTAACTATCGTGTCGC